ACTGCTGATTGTCTGGTGACAACCAGTCAACGGTATGTTCATCTACCGCCGTGGTCAAACCACGGAACAGACGGCACCTGCCGTCTTCGGGCTCCCTTTCAGGGAGCGGGCGCGCCACAATGGTCCAAGCTTCCCATCGCTGCAGATCGGTATTATACCTTATGCGACGATGGTGGCTCAGGTTCCATGCTAGTGCTTGGAGAGCACCTAGCCGTGAACGCGGGAAGTTACGCCTCCAGAGCGATCCCGTCAAGCCAACAGCGAGCCCTCCGCGGAGTTTTCCGCTGAGGGCGAGCCAAGACTCGACGATACACTCTAGATAGTCAGCTGTATCTTCCATACCCATGCCCCTCGCCCGATTAGCGAGGTCGATTAGAGCATAGGCATCCGACATACTGGTGAGGGTGAGGGTCTGTAGGCGAACGATATCAAGTCGAACGCCATGGAACGCATCAACACCACAGGATTCTCTATAGAATCCCCCGCTAAACGTCTTCCGTAAGTTCGGCTTGAAGCCTACCTCGAGGAAGAAGTCGCAGACGTCCTTGCAGGTCTCAGACCGGACAAGGATGTCATCACCAAATACGAAAACCTCCGAGCGATTGAGTGCCAAAAAGGCGCTCGCTCGCCCACGGAGATCTGCGTATGTCACACCCCTACTCACAAGGTTCCGCGCAGTAGCGAGAACCCAGAAGACGAGAGTCTCGATTGGAAAACACGTGGCCGACCCCATAGGGGCGAACATGTGTAACCTCTCGATACTCCCATCGATCTTTACGTGAGTAGCCCTGGAAGCCGCCAAGAACTGGCGATTCCTCTTATTACAAAGGAACCTAACCAATCCCCAACTCACCAGGTCGCTCGCATCGCTCAGATCAATAGTAGCTAGCTCTCTCGTCCGTGAGGACTCAAGTGCAAGGCTGCCGTTGATCTCCTGCCTCGTAAACTGAATCGAGGAGTGCGATCCGTCCCCTAAGGGACGATTCGTCTGAACTATGCGTGAGGTCTCTATTGCGCGCCGAAGTGCACGCCACTGACCCTGCTGTATCCACATTAGCCCAACGGGCTGAGTGCAGATTATGCGGGGGCCACGGCGGTCCTTTGGGACAATAGCCAGTTTTGCGGTTCCAACCGCCCAACTGGCCGACTTGTAATCAAACAAGTCGGGCGTCGGAGTGAAGTACTCGGCGATAGGGTAGAACTTATCACACAAACGTGTGGTTCTACCGTCGATTTTCCTCCACTTCTGTATGCCGCGCTTCGAGTCAGAGACAGAGCCCGGACCGTGAGCCGGATGAATATTCACCCAATCAACACGATCCAAGATAATCCCCATCAGGAGCTTAGCGATACTTAGGGCTTGGCCGGCATTGTTTCCATCTCGAGCTTTACTCGAGTAGTAAGACTCTGACAGCCGCTGGCAAGTAGTATTCCTACTACGAAAACCAGCAATAGCCTTGAGACGTTGCTCTTCTGTGACTTCATGTGACTTGCACTTGTACGTGAACAGACATAGTTGCCTTAACGCTTGAAGTAGACCCGGATTAAGGGTATACATAAAAGCGTAGCAGATGTCGATTAGTTCGTCTGGTATTAGGAGCCATCGCTGGCGCCTCGTAGCAGTGAGCACGGAATGGAATCTAGCCTGGGCATAAAGCTCAGGCAGGGTATACAATCCGAACGACGAACCAGAAAGGGTTTCCCCTTCCTGGCACACAACGACGTCTGAGATCCTCTCGGATCCCAGCCATTCTATCATGTCTAACAGGTCCTTCCACAACGCCTCGTGATGAGGCGCCCTAGAAATGTCGATTACGGTTTGAAGTCCCGTTTTCCTCGACACGTCACGTTGCAGGCGATCGAATAATGCTTGTAACTTTATCATACAATATATCTCCTAAGGAGGTGATCACCACCTGGTTATTATTACTAGTTTGCTAGACTATTTCTTTACGTCGCCTTAATCAGGCGATAACGCGATTCTTGAAGTCAGCCACATTAGCGGCGACATCGGTCTTCGCGGAGAAGAAGTAGGCCATCAGCAGATCGAACGCAGCGGAAGTATCCGTTGCGCCCGCATCGTCGGGAAGACGATAGCCGACGGACCACTGGATTTTCTTGACAACGCCGTCTGCATTCACATAGGTGTATTGCAGCGACACGTTGCCCAGCGTATCCACGCTGCCAGGCTCGACCGGATTCTTCTGCGTAGTAAACGCAAAGCGAAGCGAGTCGGGTTTGTCAAGTCCACGCGAGATGTCAGTAAACTGAACACTCGTGGGGCTCGGGTTAGCGGTCTTGTTGAACACATGCGTGGTCAACAGGGTGATCGGACTAGTCATTGTAGTTTTGTCGATAAGCTCGACAGGGCTATGGTAGCCACCAACCGGGTGACAATAACGGAGTGTTTTAATTAAGGCACACAAGCCTTTTCGAAGGAACTTAACGACGAAAAGCTCTCGCGAGCTTCTCAAACGTGTCAGTACCGCGAAGGGAGATCTCTCCCCGCTTCAAACGGTTCCTAAGCGCATCGAGATTTAGATCGATGTTCAACTTAGGCCCCTTGGACAGGAATGAACGCCCTGTCTGCGTGTTGGTAAGGCCTATCGCACTGAGTAGTACGTAAGGCATATACCTACGCGGAAACGTTAGCGGCGGCAACAGAGGAACAGACGTCAATTGACGCTTGTAAAACCTTTGATGCTCGAGTGCTACTACGGTATTCTGACCCGCAGTCGTTTCGCGGACCGTTGTGATCTTTCGATCCCGCAGGTCGGAGACGCCAACACGAACATTACTAATGTCGTGAGTTAAAGAACCTTGGAGGTTCTCGATGGCAGCTCCTATATTATAGAACCAATCAATCACAAAGCTAAGCCTTGTAACTGACCAGAGCGTTGCTAACGACGGTACAAGACCAAGAGCGCCTAATTTATTTAGAATCTCTTGTCCCTCCGGCCCAAGTTTTGGGCGTACATTAGCACGTATCGTTACAACGACGACACGACTCTTGAACGTTGTGTTACTTGCACGGTAGTATAAACCCCAATAATAGGGCTGATCCTGACCTTGCGAGTGGACCACGTTGAGGTCGTCGATGGTATTATCTAGTCGGTACCTAAAGTGCCGGACTACTTCACCATCGCCGATAGCTTTTAACCTCTTCCGCACGGTCAGCGGAAACGAGCGCAACTCCCTGGCGATCGCGACGAAGTCGCGATACAAGGGCTTCCAACCAAAGGAATAGTTTAAGAAACCATTCACAATATTATGGGGAGCGCTCAGGCGTCGCTGCCAGAGATTGAAGAGACCAGGGGTTTCCCGAATCTCAGCAATCGAAACGGCAGATTGCAACGCTTGCACACCATTGACGAACTCGTTATATGCGCGAAAAACGCAATTTCCGATATCGTCGCTGGTCAACCCGTTTACAGGTATATAGGACTCAGCGTCGGCGAGCAATGAGCTCGGACGGTGTTGTCCACCGGGTATGTCTATCCGGTTAGTATACGTAGTATTCGGGTTGGGTGCATTACCCCCGTCGGATCCATTATAGACGTCGAACGGAGATAGCTCTACAAGGTACTTCAGGTGAGTACAAGGTTTAAAGGCGTTACCGCCATAAACCTCGTCCCACATGATGGACTCAGAATCGACATAAACAGGGTTAGAGCCCGCCGCAGAATTACTGTAAGGCGGGTTAACTACTGTCACACCAAACTGGCTCGCGCCAATTGTTGTAGATGTTGATCGATTACGCATTGTAGAGACGAAGAAGAGTTAGTTTAACAATCCATAGTGAGCAGGCTTCAAATTTTGAAGTTTGTTACTCACCAAGGAGAGCTCCCGGAAGGGAG